GCGTTGCGCTAACTAGCTTCTAGCATATCAAACAAAACTTTTAGAACTGTCGATTCTCGACATTAGAACAACTGTCGATTCTCGACATTAGAAGAACTGTCGGTTAGCTTCCTGTTCCCGAGAAACAACACGGGGGTAGAAGAACTGCTGTCTTCTTTCAAAAATTTATTTTAAGTTTTTAAACTGTCGAAAGTTAATAGCGAATGCAATGAGACATTTACAACATTTTAGTTTTGTGATAGAATGAAATTAATTAATTCTAACTCATATGACAAAATCAATTTTAGATTCTCTTACCCCTGGACAACTACAACGCAAGGTAGATTCTTTCTTCGCACAATGCGACAAGAAGAAAGAAGATTATTCAATAACTGGGTTAGCTCTCTACCTTGGAGTTTCAAGAGTGACGTTATTGAACTACTCTCGCACTGATCGCTTTTATCACATTATCGAAATGGCTAAACTACGATGCGAGAACTTATGCGAAAAGAAATTACTTCAGGGGACTCCACCTACTGGTGCCATATTCACATTGAAAAACAATTACGGTTGGAGTGATAAGGTAGAGATCGACCAAACAATTAAGGGGACGATTTCCTTATCTTCGTTATTTGATAAAGCAAACGAGATACAACAAGCTAAAGTTATTGATGGAGAAATAGAAGAACCTAAACCAGCTGAATTACCTGCTGAATTATTCTAGCTATTTACAACTATTTGATTTTTTGATATAATTGAAACAATTTAACACTTAATCATTATCATTATGAACGAGCCAGTAAAAGGAACACAACTTTCGATAACTAAGAAAGCACCTAACGGGCTAATCTTAGAAGCAACAGTCGAGAGAGGTGACGTTCCTGCTTTAGAGACATACGCACCAGGATGCGTCATTACCAATTTAAACAACGGAAAGGTTTTTATAAATATCGGTACAGTTGCTGCTCCAGCATTTGCTGAACAGGTTTCATCTGGTACAGTTGGAGATCTTCTTTTCTTTAACGGTACATCATTTGTTGCATTACCGATCGGAGACGAAGGTCAGGTCTTAACAGTCGTCGATATTCAAGAGGACGCTGAAGGAGATCCAATTTTAGTTCCAAGCTGGGAAAGCGCTTAATTTTTTAAATTGATATGCAACTAACTGAGAAAGACATTGAAATATTTTTAGCTTGGCAGAAGTCTCCATTGAAATGGGTATGCGATATGTTCAAGTTAGAACCTCAACCGATACTTCCAGAATATCGAGACAAATACGACAAGGCAGTTGCATCAGGTGATTTTAGTTCTTTCAAAGGTCAATGGTTCGGGGAATTCCAAAAAGGGAAGCACGTTACGTGGCAACAGGTCGCTATACTTCTTGGAGTTGGTGCTGCAATGGAAAAGAAAGCACAACCAAGAGTTTCAATTCGATCAGGACACGGGATTGGGAAGTCAGCTACGCTATCGTGGTTATTACTGTGGTTCTTGTTTTGTTATAAGAACTCACAGATACCTTGTACGGCACCTACCTCTGACCAATTAAATGATATACTTTGGAAAGAGGCCCAGATCTGGTTAAGCAGGCTCCCTAACGAGATCAGGGCTCTCTACGATTGGTCAAATGATTATATCAGAATGATCGAATCTCCAAAGACCTGGTTTGCTAGAGCAAGAACCGCTAGAAAAGAATCACCAGAAGCTTTAGCTGGTGTTCACGCAGATTATGTTCTATACCTCGTCGATGAAGCCTCTGGTGTTCCTGACGAGATTTTTAATACAGGAGAAGGTGCTTTGACTGGTGACAATTATTTGTTTGTTATGATATCAAACCCGACTCGATTAATTGGTTACTTTTACGATTCACATAATTCTGATAAGGAAAGCTGGCAGTGCTATGCTTTTAATGCTGAAGAAAGTCCGATCGTTAATAAGAAGTTCGTTCAAAGAATAATCGATAAGCATTCAATGAACTCAGACGAGTATCGTTACAGAGTTCAAGGGAACTTTCCAAAGGAGGATGCTATCGATGATCAAAACTACAGTCCTCTCTTTCTCGAGCAGGACACAAGGCTTACTCCTGATGCCCAGTTCGTTGGCCCACGGAGAATGGGCATTGATCCTGCAGGAGAAGGAGACGATATTACTGCTTGGGTTATTAGAGATAACTTTAAAGCAAAAATCGTTGCAAGAGAAAAGACATCTAACCCGAAGTCAATTGCGCAGAAGACAATACAACTATTTGAACTTTTTGATGTTCCACCAGAGATGACTACTGTTGATAACTTCGGAGAAGGTGCTAACGTTGCCCAAGAACTTGCACTTGCTGGTTACAGAGTTGATGCTAGAAACGTCGGAGATTCAGTTGACAAGAGAGAAGAGGAATATGCGAAAGCAAATGGTGATAAGCTATATATCAATCTCAGAGCTAAGGGTTATCACTTTTTAAAGAAATGGTTACGATCCGGGGGTGAACTAATCGAAGACGACAGTTGGAAGGGAGAGATGAAAACGATAAGAACACGAACTGAGCTTTCAGGTCGAATGAAAATAATGAGTAAGAGAGAAATGAGAAAGCAAGGTTATAAATCACCGAACAACCTCGACGCATTGATGCTAACGTTTATAGAAACAGTCGAGATCGAAAATCTAAATGACCACGATAGCGAGGAAGCAGAATATACTCCGCTCTATCCTGGTGTTAACATATAAACTATGAAAAAAGATAAAGCCGTTTTAGGCAATGACACGACATCTCAGATCCCGAAGGAGAAGTTTCCAGATAGTGACGAACTACTTACTCGAATCAGAAGCGAATACGATGCAGCGCTTGCATACAGACAAACGAGAGTTGCAAGTTGGAACGCTAACGAAGATCTTCTTTACGGGAAGAAACCACCAACGCTGACTAACAGATCAAATATCCTGATTCAGTTGATGGCTGGTTTCGAAGATACTTTACTTGCTAAGATCAATTCACCTGTTATTGTTAACTTTAGCCCAGTTGAAGAAGGTGACGTAATGAAGGCGAAGAAAGTTACATCGTTCTTTGAATTTGAAAGATCACCTCAAAGAGAAGACTGGGAACAGAAAGATTTATTAACTAAGAAACTTGCGATGGTTTCTGGTAGAGCACTTTTTAAAATATATACTGCTCATCCTTATAAACATAAGTTAGACCCAGTTGATCACTACGACTTCTTGATCGATCCGTTAACAAGTGGCCTTTCATTAGAGACTGCTAGATACTTAGGACAAGACAATATCATTAAGTCAAAAGCAGACTTAGAAAGAAATTCGTCTTATGATAAAAAGAAAGTTAAAGAACTGATCGATTCATACGCAGAGGAAACATCTGCTCTTCCAGATAATCAAAACAACGAGAAGCAACATCGTTTGAATGTACAGGGGTTCGATATACAAAGCAATTACCAAGCAGGAGATTCAACATACAAGTTGCTTGAGTGGTATACTCACGTAAACGGAGTTAGATATTATTTCCTACTTGATTTAGAAAAAAAGATTATTATTAAACAACGAAAGCTCGAAGAACTTACACCAATCTTAAGTGAGTCAAACGTTCCTTGCTACCCATTTGAATCGTGGGCTTACTACCCAGACTTATTTAATTTCTGGAGCCCATCGCCGATGGATAGAGTAAGGGAGTTATTCATCTTACGTAACGTTGCACTGAACCAGTTATTTGATAACAACGAGGCAATCAATAAGCCAATGAGGATCTATGACCCTAATACGTTTAAGAATCCTGCATTGTTAAAATATACACCAGATGCTTTAGTTCCCGTCTCCGCTGGTAAAGATCCGCAGACTGGAATTCATACTTTGCAGACGCAAGCATTCGGAACTGGTAATGCAAAAGAGATGGCAGGGATCTTAGAAGATCTTGCTGCTAAGATAACAGGAGTTACGCCTGCTGGCATGGGAATGGAATCGTCTACAGAGAAGGTTGGAATCTACTACGGTAATATGCAAGAGGTTGAAAAGAGGATGCTTCAGTTCGAAGCATCATACAGTCGGTGCCATATGAGACTTGCTCAAAAATACTTAGGCTTCTTATCTGAAAGATTATCGAAGGCAGCAGCAGTCAAGATTCTCGGAGCTGAGGGAGCAGTTATCGTTGAACAACTTACAAATGAAGACCTAGTTAAATTTGATGTAGAGATCACGGGAGGTCTTTCAGCTGCAAGACAAGATGCTATTTCTAAGAAATTGAAAATGGAATTCTTAACTTCACTGCACGGCAATCCAGCAGCTAACCCAATGGTCGTTGCAGAATTAACTGCAAGACTTGCTGGTCTATCTGAAATTGAAATTAAGAGATTGCTAGCACAACAAAGAAAAGATGAGAAGCAAATTGTTAAAGCAGCAGAAGACTTACAGAAATTGATGGAAGGAGAAACAGTTGCTCCTTACCCTAAAGCAGATACTACGTACTTACAAGAGATCGTCGACTTCTTATTAGAACATAACTTAACAGAGAAAGAAGAACAAAGAGTTACTGCTTACTTCGAAAGCTTACAAGAGATCGTAACGAGAAACATGATTTTGAAAGCACACTTACAAGCCGCTGAATCTGGAATGCTTGGAGAAGCTATGGGCCCGGGAACTCCTGGCCCTGTACCAGGCCCAGACACCGGTGCTCCATTACCAGATTCAATTGGTGGGGCTAATATGCAAACAGCAGGTACAATACCTTCTGTAGCACAAGAAACATATGGACAAGTTTAAAGGTTTACTTGAAAGATTCAAAGACCCAGCAGATAAAGAGGCGATCAATGAGAACGCGCGTCTCTATGATAAGTTCTCTGCAATTGCTAACTTTAAAGAATCTGAGCAAGGCAAAGCGATGATCGACTGGTTATTTTCAGAAATTACTTTGGTCATTAATAAAATGATTGAAACAAAGGACGTAAGTCTTATTTATACGCTAGAGAGCAATTTAAAATTATACACTAATTTAGCAGAGGCGAAGTCTCAGGTTGAAGCAATTCAAGCTTGGCTTAACTCTGTAGAAGAACAAAATGGGTAAAAAAAATCGAGAGAAGAAACCTGAGGCAGAGATAATCGACGCAACAACGCCAAAGGTTGACGAGAATGAAAAGATCGTCAAAGCTTCAACTGAAGCTGCAGAATCAAAAATCTTAGTTCCAAGATCCCCTGAATCATTTCATGCAAAGAAATATGATTCAAAGAAATGGGCAGTGATCGACGAGTTCGGAAGAACAGAAAGAGTTTACGAAGGAGAGGATGCAGAAGAGAATGCTAAGATGTATGCTAAGAAACTTCAAGGGAAGTCATTAGCTGCAAGAAGTAGTTTGTTAATTTAATAACATATGTCTGCTAGAGACATTAATCTAGTTCTATCGAGGTAGCTACTCAGATAGCTAGCTTGCTTGGAGCTTATCTAAGTTTATGCCTAACAAGGACAAAGACGAGATCATCGACTCGGAAACTAAAAACGATGACTTAGAAGATGATGAGACTTCTAACGAAGATGACGAAAATGAATCTCCGAAATCAAACTCAAAGGAGGGCGATACTTCTACACAGGACGAAGATGACACTGACGAAGGTGATCAAGATCTTCCTGACTATCGTAAAGTCGACGATGTTAAAAAAGAGACGGAACCGGAAACGGTACCTCTCAAAAAGTATCTTCAAGTTAAGAAAGAACTTAAAGAGTTTAAAACATCTTCGCAATCTAATTCACTAAGTAATGCAGACCTTAAAGAATTTGCTGAAGAAGCCGGACTTGATCTCGCAGTAGTTCAAAAGATGGCTGCTATTATTGCAAAGCAAGCTAAGGACGAAGTCACTCACGAGGTAGAGGAGAAAGTTAAGCCTCTTCTGAATGAAAAGATCCAGACAGAGAACAACAAGTTATTCGAGAAAGATTTTCAAGAGAAGATCGTTTCGAAGTACCCAGAGTTAGCTGAAAAGATCGAGACATTCAGGAAAGTCGCTTTCTCAAAAGATTTTCTGCATCTGAGGACTCTAGACGACATCAGGAAGGAATTCTTTCCTTCAGTCAGTAAGAAAGCTGATGCTGATTCAATAGAGGGTGGCTCAGTTGGCGGTGACAACCTACCAGAGAAAATTGATTTCAACAAAGTAGAATCTGACGATGAACTTCATCGCAAGGTTCTTGCAGATCCTAAGCTTCGAAAGCAATACTATGCCTTCAAAGATTCTGGCGGTCTCTAATTAAGATATGAGTGCAGCCCTAACAAAATTTAAAGAGGGATTTGTACCACGATATCAAGATGTCTTAGAGAAATCTCTAGTTGCAATGAAAATTGGTAACTCAAGATTAGAATCTCATTTAACTTGGGGAAAGAAAGTTAAAAGAGCTATCTTAGATACTGATGGTTTAGTTGTAAGAGACATCACTCGATATTCTGATCGTACAATCTCTACGCTTGCCGATAACGAAGAAGACTTGGAAATCGACAAGCAAAAAGGCGTTGACTTCAAACTAGACGATTGGGACAAGTTGCAAAACGGTCCTTTGAAAGCAGGTGAAGAAGCAGGACGCAGATGTGCTTTGAAATTACGCACATTCATTGATGCAGACGTGCTAGCTGAAACACGCAATGCCCATGCTACATTTATGACAGACGATATCGCAGGAGGTACTAATGGTACACCGATCTCTTTGTCTACTATGAATCTAGCAGAGGTGATTGCTAATGCACAAGCTAAATTATTAGCAAATAATGTTGAACAAAGTGGAGATATGGTATGGGTAGTTGATCCTTGGATTGCTTCCATCGTAAATCAAACTTTGATCGGAAAGAACATTAGCTTGACTGATTTAACATTTAAAAACGGTTATTCTGGCCCAGTTGTTGGTTTCAAGATGTTTATCTCAAACAACTTAACAGGAGACGTTAAGT